TCGAGTGCTTCTTTTTCAAATCAAAGGATCGCTCCCTTTAGATACGCCCCCTTTTTTCCATACAAACCTAACAACTTTTACTGCTTTCAATTTAATCACACAAAAGAGTTTAGGGATGTTAATATTGTCGATGCAACATTTTTTTCTGTCGGTAGTTCAATTCTGGATAGTGTTGAAATGTCTGCTACTCTTAACAACAATATTCAAACTCAGTTAACTTTTAACGCACTAAATATACCTGGTAGTTCAAACACAACATTAATAACTACTAAAAGTAATCAAGGTGTCAATGCTACAATCAATGCAGGTGATAATAAATTTTTCGCTTCTGATTCCTACAAGTATATAAATTTACAAAGCAATGAAGATCAAACTATTACAAATACAGATGGATCAACTACTGCTGCAGTTCAATTTATTCCAGAGAATAACTTTTTTGATTTACCTATCAACTCAACTATTTATACATCACCAAATTTGAGAAACTCTATATTTTTAGATAACCCTTCTGAGTGTTTTTATTACCCGTTTAATCCAAAACTTTCTGATAATTCTATTCTAAACTATAGAATGTTTGACTTTAGGGCATCGTCTGTTTTTAATATTCAACACAGCCCAAAATATAAAAGTTCTAGTGCTAGTAGTATATACAAAAAATTCAATAAATATGGATTTAATCCAAATTTAAATAATTTATCTTTAGTATTTGATGGCAGATCCGACATTGAAGCCAAAAGAATATTACTGTTTTTAGAAAGCCATTTAGGTCATAAAAAATTCGGATTTCATTTAAGCCAAGATTACTCTAGTCCAGAAATCAACTCCACCAATAAAACACCACACAGAAGAAACTATCATGTGTTTTATTGTCCTGAATGGTCGCACACATTTAATTATTCAAACAATCATACGATATCTGCTACATTTATTGAATCTTTAGATTATTAAGTTAATATTATATGAGTTACAATGGAAGAAGTAATACATCAAGAAATTATGAGTTTGGAGCCATCGACTTTGGTGGTTTTGTATGAAATCAATTTAGATAAAAAAATAGACGGTGGCAGGTATTATTTCCATGCAGGTGAAAATGGTTATGGTAATAGTATAATTTATCAAGGTAATGAATATTTTTATCACCCTATTTCTACAGAAGGTTTCGATTTCGTGGAAAAACAGCTGCCCAGGCCATCGATTACTGCCGACAATACTGATTCATTTTTCAGTTTGAAGACTAGATTTTTTGATGATTTTGTTGGCTATGAAGTATCGAGAATACGAACTTTTGTTCGGTTTTTAGCTCCTGAAAACTTCCCAAACAATATTAATCCATTTGGCGCCGGAAATGAAGAATCGTTTCCAACCGAACAGTATGTAGTTAATAAAAAAACTGTAGAAAACAACAAGATTGTTAAATTTGAATTAGCCTCTCCATTAGAAAAAGAGGGTGGTGAAATACCTAGCAGGAAAATTGTTTGTCATACATGTCAATGGAGATATAGATCTGTCGAGGGCTGTGGGTTTACAGATACAAACAACAGCCCAATTGTAGCAGATTCAAAAAATAATATTATATCCCATACTATCTCAGGAATTCGAGTTAATGATAGTGTTTTAAATAACCTCTCTATTGAAAATGAAACAGATGATGCATGGACTGGTGTGAATCGATTACCACTATCTCGCAATCTTCAAGATAGGGGTGAATATGATGAAGATATTCAATATGTCACTGGAGATTTCGTGTCAGTTTTACCAGAAGATCCCAACATGAATCAAACTCAATATTATGTTTGCACAGACATTGCCTCAGGAATATCTCCATCCAAATCATCCAAGGTATGGATACAGGAATCTTGCTCTAAAACCATTGACGGCTGTAGGTTAAGATTTGGAGAATTTGAAAATGTTAATGGATTACCATTTGGAGGATTTCCTGGCGCCTGGACATAGTGATATTTTTCGATCTGCAATCAAGCATGCCAGGTCACAAAAAACATCAGAGTCTTGCGGTCTTTTTGTATACAATGAAATTATGTCTGATTGTATCTTTTTGCCATTTAAAAACGATAATATTTATGACCCCAATTTATTTTCATTAAACAATCAGGACTTTACTAAACTATATCAAAAAAATCAAATTGTTTCCCTTTTTCATAGTCATATAATCCACGAAGAAAATTTAAGCGAGTTAGATATCGAAGTGGCGGAATCTTTAGCTTTACCTAGTATGGTTTATTCATTGTTAACAAAAGAGTTTGAGCTTTATTATCCATTAAGTTATACCCCTCCTCCTTTATTTCACAGAATATTTATTCCATTTTTTCAAGATTGTATGATTTTCGTTAAAGATTATTTTTATTTAAATTTAAATATCAACTTGAGTAAAGATATTAAAAATTGGTCAAGAAAGAAAAAGGCAAGTAATGAAAATTTAATTAATACTATGAATAAATATTTTTATATTGTCGACAAAGATGCTTCTAAATTAGTAAATGGAGATGTAATTGTATTTAATCCAGATTATCATGACATTTTTCATTTGGGAGTCTATGACAATTACCATTTACTGCATCACCCAATCCATCAATTGCCCAGAAAGGAAATATTTACTCCTGACATAATGAATAAAGTGTATAAAATATATAGGTATAAGGATTTATGAGAAAATTTTATTTTAAAGGGGATATGGCGCAAGCATTTGGTCAATATGTGGAACTCGATGTATCAACATTTCGAGAAGCTATAGATGCTTTTGATGCAGTATTAAAAGGTTTTAGGGCATTTTTAATTCGCAAAAGTTTATCTGGCGTTGAGTATCAAATCGTGGCTGAATCGGGTGAAAATTACGAGCAAACATCACTAGATTTATTATTAAGTTTTAATAATTATTATATTATCCCCAAGCCTATTGGGGCAGGAGGGGCTTTGGGGTTCTTAGGTGGTATGGCAGGTAACTTTCTTATGGGTTATGGTATGGAATGGTTTGTTGATCAATTGAACCCTGTAACAGAAACTGGTGAAGAATATGAAATTATTGAAACCAATTCTTACATTTATTCTTCTAACGAAAACATTGTACAGCAAGGCACTCCAGTACCTATTGTTTATGGTGTTTTAAGAGTTGGCTCTTTAGTTGTCGGGTCTTCAGTGAATAATTATGACTACAATTACGATAATGCTACAATTTATAATTTTCCTGTTAATTTACCAGAATTTAATATCAATCTTCAAAAAGTTCAAGGAGGCAATTATAGTTTTATTAACGGTCAAGAATTAACAAACTTAAGAAATCAAGCTGGAGTCAACCTGGGTGATCAAATTAGACCCTACAATGCTGGCGACTCTACCTTGAGGCAGGTACGTTATACCAGTAAAGCTGGAGCTAAAGCTTACAGTGATGATTTAGGTAACAACTCTTACAATTCAAATTATCAAAGTGAAGGTAGTAAAGGTGGTCAAAGATATACTTATGGACCATCCGTAAGTAATGCGTCATCTTATGGAGGCGGCTCAACCAATGTAGGTACATCTGAGGGGTATCGCCCATTTTTATTTCCATCTGTAGGTCATAAAGATTATGAAATGAGACCAGCTAGTTCTGATACACCTTGTGGAAAGAGATCTTATATGGATGACGGAGAGCTCGTCAATGTGAACATTTCTTATATCGGTGGTGGAGCAAATAGCTTCATGAAGGTCAAAGATAGGGGTAATTATCAAAAACTAGAGTCCATTGGTATTTATAAATCACTAGATATATTGTGTGAAGGTCCTATTGCTGGTCTCGCTAATCCAATCACTGGTTATGAACAAGATATTCATACAACAAGCTATGGATACAATGGAAACCTTACGTTAGATCTCGTGGCTAATGCGACCACATCTATTACTATAGGCGACTTAAATTACAATAATTTAGTAAACCATATAGTATCTAATCAAAATCCTCAATTAATTAGCGGCATAGTGACCCTTGGGTTGGATGGTGTTGGAAGTATAGAAAATTTAGGAAATGCCCCTATAGAAAGGGCGACCATTGAACAAGATTTACCAGATAATGTAAGACTTCTTGCTCCATTGCAAATTATATCTAATGGTAGACAGGTTGATGACAATGGAGAGATTCCAGAGGGATTAACTAACGACGATCCATTATCTCCTGAATTTGGTCAATTACTTGAACCAGCGGGTAATTATGTGAACACTCCATCTGGAGTATATGCTATCATGGCTAATGGCATGACTGATGACGCTGCGAACATTTACATTAGGCCAGATAAACCGACTAATGTCGGGGATGCAGACATAGGTGAAACAGCTTTTACTGAACCTCCCTTTTTTGCATTTAATAGTCAGGTCATCAATCCAAACCAAGCAACAGTAATAGAAGCACAAATAGCAGCCTTTCAGGTGATGTTAGTGACGACTACAGATGCCTTTCAGCGTACCGTATTTCAGACCCAGATTGCAGCGTTGCAGGCTGCGCTTGGACCACTCAGAGCTCAATCAGAAGGTTTTATTGCATCTGATAATGCTCATATATTTTTATACAGGGTTCAAGATGGAGCCATACTAGTTAATAATAATAGTACCGAACAGATTGCTGCAGTTATTAATAATCAAACACTCGGTGATGTGTATAGCTCTCAATTAGTGGATGCAAACGGAGCTCCACTGAGTTACAACCTACCAGATAGACAAGATGTAAACGGTCTGCCAATTTTAGAATTAAATTTAACTCAATTAACTGCAGATACTGTAGAACTTGGTTCAACATTTAATACTGGTGGCGGATATGGTACAGAAGATTTAACTTATACAATAACCCCAAGAAATGGAATTGCTCCAATTAATGACGAGTTTGTTGAGCATTCAATTACTAATTCATACCTCAGAAAAAATAGAGCAACGTTTGTAGATGGTAGTGTAGCTAGAGAGTTTTCAAGTATTCAAGTCAGAACACTAGAAACTCTATACAATGGACAAGCGGGAGATGGTACTATACCCAATGATGGTAGAGCTTGGAGTAATATGTGTAGAATTCAAATCGATAATGCTGATAATTTCAATTACAATAATGCGAATATGCTAGTCAGAATTGGTCGTCACATTGGAGGCAACCAGAATGGCCAAGCAGTTTTTTTGCAAATGACAGCATCAGAATATTTAGCGTGTGCCACAATTACATTGACTAATAATAGAATAGTCTGGGGAGACGGTACACAGTATAATGGAAACTTGAATATATTGCTGGCGGGTGGCAACGGTTGTAATCCAACCAACTATCTTCAGACCGAAATTTTCACCAATTTACAATACGAAGAGTTTGCCGCAGATTATGATCCCAATATCGACACTAACGAAGATTCATTTATTGAAGATAACAGCTCAGGTCTGCCAGGCGCTTTATATACCACTGCGCCAATTAATGATG